AATGAAAAAGGCAAAATATATAAGCGCATTATCTTCGTTAAGTCTGGCGTTACAGAATATGGAGACTGGATAGCTATAGGATAAAGGAGGTGAAGAAATGAGTGTAGATAGAGGAATAATCGTAGCTCCCGTCACCATCGATGACGTGAAGCAAGTATTAGGCGAGAGCACTAATGATTTGGCAGCGCTCTGCCGAAGTAGTAATATCAATATGATGAGCAAATATAAGCCTGTGCCTTTAGCTGAGACATTCGTAACAGATTCGCTTAATGCTGATATGAGAACGTGGACTGCCAAGAGTGACACAGGATGGTGGATTGGCAATCCTAATGGTGTATTCGGTATGAGAACTGTAAATGATGTGCAGCAAGCCAAAGAACTTGGCAGATGGACATACAATAAGCCTACAGGAACTTCAGAAGCTCCTTATCGTCTGTCAGACTTCATTGGTTATAACAGCAACGAGAACGAAAACAACTTTCCTCTTCGAGCAGTTGTGTACGGATATAGCGAGAATAATGTGGTGTATGATGACAATGTTGTTTGCATATTGTTTCAGGGTGGTGATGATCCTGTTTATCCGAATAACACATTTTCGTTGGGCGATCTGCTGAATATGCTACGTAAGGGACTTGGAGATAATATCTATCCTGCAATCTGTATATACAACGAGACTAAAGGTTGGAAGACGTTCGTGTCTTCAGATGTACCTATGAAGCCTGGAGTTATGAACGATGAGATAACTATCTTTCGTGTAGATTTTAAGCACGGGGGAAAAATATACGAGGGCGAAATACTTAAAGATAATTTTCGCGGATATCTACCAGAGTATAAGGTTGGCGACAGGCTGACATTTATTCCGCTCCTTTGCTCGACAACTGGCCACGATTCTACAACCTTCCCTCAATGTATCGTATGCCCAGCAGTAAAGAATACTGTAGAATTCTGTGATGCCTACGTCACATTGCCATTGGCAAAGAGTGATGACAAACCTGTTACTACTAAAACCATTGTGGTAAATATTAGCAATCTCAAACTGAGACAGGAGGTAGGACAGATGTTGTACTATAACAACTCTGATAATACTGCAGGTGTTATTAAATCAAAAACGCTATTGAAAGTCAGCTTCACACTCTCTACAGATTATCTCACGAATCTTAGGATTAGACTTGTTGGCGAGTCTGATGACGGAGAAGGTACATATCTGAAGACAGATGATGTCAGTATTGGTATTAATGATGTGACCAATTTTGCCATCAACGAGAAAAGCTTCAAGATGAAATCTTACGGCTCATTATCAGATGCACAGAAAGGGGTGAACGCTGATTACAGCTTCGGTATTCCTACACAGATAGCTTATGCAGAGCGTGAGAATACTAAATGCCCAGACTGGACAGTTCGAATAGAACTCGAGGCAGACAAAGCCACAGGCGCAGACTTGAATACGCTATACAGATTCATGTTTGACGGTGAAGGTATTTCTGCAGATGGTGTGATATTAAATGAGAAATATTAGAAAGTAAGAACCGTGAGCGTATTTTTATTTAGTTTATGCTCATAATATCTTTGTCTATATATAACAACAATAAATCCAACTATGATAGAAAATATCCGTTCACTATGCGTAGGCGTCACTATCGCAGTCATAGCCTTCCTTAAGCCTATCGAGGGAGAGCTGACATCGCTAATGATAGTATTCTTTCTTAACTTCTTCTTTGGTTACCTGTCTGGCATGATAGCTAATCATGAAGACTTCAGTATTAAAAAGGCTTTAAGATGTGGAGCAGAAGCTACTGTATTCTTCATACTATGCTGCGCCATATATACTGTTGGGCAAATGAAGCATCAGTATGAAGGAGCTCTGCAATGTGTGAGTTTCGTTACATACGTGGTTCTCTACTTCTATGCTCTCAATATACTGAAGAACCTGAAGAAGATATTTAAGCCTGGTACTACACCATGGCAAATTGTGTCCTTCCTGTATTATATACTTCGATTCAAATTCATCGAGCGCATACCAGGACTGGCAGAATACCTCAATATTGCAGAACGACAAACCAACTAAACATAAGACATCATGCAATTATCACAGCACTTTACTCTCGAGGAGCTCACTCGCTCGGTAACAGCTCGCAACAGAGCTATTGATAACACTCCATCTAAGTCAGACCTTGCCAACTTGAAGCTACTGGCAGAGACTGTTTTGGAACCATTGCGCACGGCATTCGGCAAACCAATCATCGTAAGCTCAGGATATCGCTGCCAAGAGCTTAACAAAACTGTTGGTGGTTCAAGAACTTCGCAACATCTATTAGGGCAAGCTGCAGATATCCACGCTATGGGTAGCACCAAGGAAGACAATAAGGCCTTATTTGAGACTGCAGTTTCTCTTATACGTCAAGGTAAAATCAACGTAGGACAATGCATCGATGAGTATAACTACTCGTGGGTACATATCTCTATACCAGGTAAGCATGTCAATAACATAATTCACATAAAATGAAAAAGAAGGATTTTCTTATGCCTGCAATACTGATAGTCATTGCAGTCGTAATAATCTTCATTATGACCTTGCTCGTTAAGAGAGAGCAATACAGAAGGAAGATTGAACATTTGCAATCTCAGATAGAGATATTGAACTCATGGAATACCTATCCGAGTATTGTCCATGATACCATTCGTGATACGATACCTGTAGCATCAGCACCTGCTCTTGTAGTAACGAAAGAGGAATACAAAAAGGTTGCAGATAAAGCTCTGCTAAAAGACTTAGATGTAAAACCTGCAGCAATAACCTCACAGCTTCAGACGGAGATATCGACACGAGACAGCATAAAGTTGAGAGCAGCACCTAAAGATAATGACTACATATATCATGACCAGTGGACAGACATACACTTATCTCTAAAAGATTCCATGCTAAGATATGATATGCGCGACTCTATAGCAATGTTCGTCGTGCGTGACTATAAACATAGATTCCTCTTCTGGCGTTGGGGAACGAAAGGCTATAATGTGAAGCTCGTGAATTTTAATCCTCGTGCTACAATTAAATATCTGAAGTACGTGAAAGTGGAATAAAAAAGCAAGAAAACTTGGCAATATAAAGAAAAAGGTTTATATTTGCGATATAATAATTAAAACATCAAGAATATGGATACTTACTTTCTTTTGTCAGCGGTGTTCTTCGTAATGCTTATCTTGTTTCAAGGCTTGCAAACTGTAGGCGAAAAGGTAAACAAGATAGCAAATACCTATGGTGTGCCTAAAGAAAATCCACAGCCAGTCATCAAGAGCGAGCCTAAGGTTGATACAGTAAAAGAAGAGAGCAAGAAACCTGAGGATGACAACTCTTTTGCTCAAAGATGCAAGCGACAAATTGAATACGAGAAAACTCTTACTCCTGACTCTGAAGAATTGAGAAAAGTTCGCGAAGACTTTGAAAAAGCATATTTAGAGGAGCGCGAGAGTGTAAGGGTGAAGATGTGCGAAGGACGTGAAATCAGAAAAAAAGCTATAGAAAAATCTCCGGAATATTATGCTGGTATAGAACAATTTATGAAAAATAGTGATTTATATATGTCTATGGAAAGAGATTTTGTCAACTATACGAGGGGTAGATCTTAATTTTTGTATTTTGTTCGCATAAATAGAAGTGCTACATTTGGCTCATAAACCAAATGTAGCACTTCTTGTATGGCAACAACCCAGACTTTTCAAACAATCATAAGCCTCAATGCTCAAGAGGCGAAAAACGAGATGGCAGCTCTGAAAAAGAGCCTTGACGAATTGAAAAAGAAAAAAGCTGAAGCTCTTCGTGATCCAGGAACTTCAGTTAAAGATATCAATAAGTTTGATAAACAGATTAAAGCAGCAGAAGCAAGTATCAAAGCTTATGGTAACAATGTATCAAAAACTATAGATACAATCAACAACCTCGGAACTTCATCGCTTGGAGATATTGAGAAGGCAGCCAGAGAGGTGCGTCGCGCTATGAAGCAAGTGACAAATCCTGAAGAATATAACGAACTCAATAAAAGACTCCAAGAATGCAAAGACCGCATGGACGAATTAAAGGCTTCGTCTGTACAGTCTAAGAAGGAGATGCAAGATCTCGACCAGGCAGCTGATAATCTCAAGAATGTTTTAGGCAATATCAGTGGCGCTTCTCTTAACGAGCTGACAGCTGCAGCTACATTGCTGCAGCAAAAGCTCGGAGATATCAAGCCAGATAGTACCGCATATCATGAGACTGCAGAAAATATCTCTAAGATTAGAAGCCGTATTAAGCAACTTGGTGCTTCTCAGAAGGAAGTGAACCTTACAATCGATAAATATGACGAAGAGATTAAGGCTGCTTGTAGATCATCGCGCGACCTTGAGCGAGAGAATAAACTTATTAACGAGACTCTCAAGAATATAACAGGCTCGTCACTACGTGACCTTCAGTATTCTCTTAAGATTGTAAACGAACGACTCGCTGATTAGAAACAAGGTACTGCAGCATTCGAAGACCTGACGAACAATGCTGAGAAATTGAAAGCGCAGATAGCTGCTATTAATGGTGAGCAAGAGAAGTCAGCATCCCTCTTTGGTAAAACTGCCAACTTCCTCAATAAGAACTGGGGTGCAATAACTCAGACTATTGCAGCCTATTCCGGATTGTCTTCTACCGTACGCCAGTCTGTAGCAGCCTATGCAGAGATGGAAGAATCAATGGCTAACGTGCGCAAGTATACAGGACAAACCGATGAGCAAGTACATCAGATGAACGAAGACTTTAAGCGTTTGGATACTCGTACACCACGTGAGCAGCTTAACGAACTGGCAGGTTCTGCAGGTAGGCTTGGCATCACCAACAAACAGATGATAGAAGAATTTGTTGACGGAGCTGACAAAATTAATGTCGCCCTTGGTGACGACCTCGGTAAAGGTGCTGTTGATAAGATAGGTAAACTTGCCCAGATGTTCGGAGAGGATAGAACCAAGGGCTTACGTGGAGCCATGCTCGCTACAGGTTCTGCCGTTAATGAACTTGCTCAGAATTCATCTGCTAATGCAGGCTATATAGTAGATTTCACGGCCGACCTTTCAGGCGTAGGTGTTCAAGCAGGAATGACCCAGGCGCAGATAATGGGCTTAGCATCAGCTCTCGATCAGAATATGCAGGAAGAGGCTACTTCTGCAACCGTATTCTCGCAACTTATTACGAAGATGTACCAAGAACCTGCCAAATTTGCAAAGATTGCTGGTATGCAGGTTAAAGAGTTTACGAACTTGATGAAGACAAACGCTAACGAGGGTTTAATGTCCTTTCTGGAAGCAATGAAATCTAAAGGAGGTTTTGACCAAATGGCACCTATGTTTGAGGCTATGAATCTCAATGGTACTCGCGCTGTGGGAGTTCTCTCTGCTGTTGCGTCGCATCTTGATCAAGTAAAAACAGCTCAAGACCTCGCTACAAAATCGTATTCGGACGGTACAAGTGTAATCAACGAGTTCAATACTCAAAACACTACAGTTCAGGCAAATCTCGATAAGGCAAAAAAGCAATTTCAAGATCTGAATATCGAACTTGGTAAAAAACTGATACCTATATCAGCTTATGCCATCTCTACAATGAGTATTGCAATACGAACATTAGTAACATTAGTAACCTACGTTACTAACAACGCAAAAGAACTTGCTATGCTTGGTGCTGCCATTACTGTATGCACAGTACTATGGTATAAAGAGACTATAGCCATAAAGCTTAACACTTCGATAAAAGTTATCAATATGGCAATGGATAAAGCACTTGTCTCAACACAAACTCTACTCAAAGCTTCACTTGTTGCATTAAGGGCAACATGGGCATTGTTGACTAAGGGAGTGCAAGGCTATATCGCAGTAATGAGAGCTGCGCGAATTGCCAGCTTAACTAATCCTTGGGCTGCATTAGCTACGGTTCTTACTGTAGTAGGCGTCGCCGTATATGGTGCAGTAAAGGCATTTAACTCGTACAACGAAGCTCTTCGAAACAACTTACAGGAAGTGAAAAACAGAAAAGCAGTATTGGAGCAAAATCAAGCATTAGAGAAAAAAGTAGCTGATGCTACTATTGATGAGCGTAGCAAAATAGAAATGCTCACCAAAATTATTCACTCTAATGCGTATAGTATAAAAGAGCGTAAAGCTGCTATAGCAGCTTTACAAAGAATGGTTCCAAAATATCATGCAAGTATATCTAAAGAAGGTAAATTGTATAACGAGAACAAAAAAGCCATTGAAGACTATGTTAAGAAATTGGAAGATGCAGCCATGGCGGAAGCAATATATGAGAAGAAGAGGGCGATTGCCAAAAAACGTCTTGAGCTAAAAACGAAAGAAACAAAGATTAAAGGCTCGCTAAAGGCCGTCAAGGCAGAGAGGGAGGCTCATCCTAACATATATACTACAAAAAAAGTATTCAGACCTGGCACTTCTCTCTACGACAAAGGTGGCTATATTCACATAGATAACGATAAACTAAAATCGAATAAGGAGCAAGAGTGGATACATAAAAAACGCTTAGAGGCGGTAGTGAGCCAAGAAAAAGTCCTTGAAGCCGAAGAAGCTGCTTTAAATAGAACTATCAATAGCAATAAGAACATAAAAAAAGTATTAACAGATATTATAAAAGAGGATGATGACTCTACCAATACGACAAATGAGAATATAAATCTTTCATCTTTTCCTGGGTATACTAACAGCACCAATAATACTGGCAGTACTGGCGACCCCGAAGAAGACAGGGAGGCTGCAGCTAAAAAACGTGAACAAGAGATGTCTGCAGAAACAAAAGCTGCATACGAGGCAGAACTACAGGCTGCAAAGGATAAGACAGAAAAAGAGCAGGCAGAAAACTTGTTAGCTTTCTCACAGGGCGAGAAACTATATACAGAATATTTCGATGCACGGCACGATATTGCAGAGCGTGGGTATCAAGCTCTCGAACAGATATACCAGAAGTATGGCACAGACTACGGTCAGATGCAAGAAGAAATAGCTTCAGAACAAACAGAACGTGAAAAAGACCATGCTAAGGCTATGGTTCTTGATATAGAGGCGTACCGTCAAAAAGCTATAAATCAAGCAAACAACGAGTTTGAAGACCCTAAGTCTGATATGTATCACGATGAAGAAGCTCTGAACGAACGACTCTTTGAAATTGATATGACTGCTCTTGCAGACCGTAAGGCTGCGCTTATTGAAGGGACGGAAGAATGGCTTGATGTAAGTGCAGAGATGACTCAGAAGGAAGAAGAACGTGCTCTATATTTGAAGCAACGATATAACGATCTCTTGGCTCAATATCGTGCAG